CATCTCGCTATCAGGCTATGGGAAAGGCTATGGGAATCACTAACAGTCAGATGGTTTCCGCACAGGACAATCTTAAAGGTATGGGTGCTGCCTACGGTGAAACGAACGGCAATATGCAGGATATGTCAGTTAATCTGACAAGGCTTGCGGCTGACCTTGCATCTTTCTATGACATTGACCAAAAGACAGCTTTTGAAAAATTACAGGCAGTTTATACAGGACAGACACGACCGTTAAATGTAGCGGCTTAACACAGCGATGTGTTTTGAAACTGTTGAAGAACGCAGGCAAAAGCGGTGTGAGTAACGAACAGTTACTTGCTAACGGCGAAGACCTAAGTTTATACGGAAGTATAAATAAGGCAATACCGTGCGGAGCCGATTTTATAATCGGAACGTGTAACGACTATCCCGTAAGGGAGTAGGACGGAGATTAGCACCGTTCGAAGTATCAACAATCCCATTGGGATTAAGAGATAGTCTAATCCGTATCTCATTTGAGATAGTTAAAATATCTGGAAACAGACGGTATAAATGTACGTGCTCTCGGTATAGACTTAACACAAGCCACGCTACAAGAGTGGGCGTTAAAGCATGGCATTGATGCTGATATTCAGTCCATGACACAGGCTGAAAAGACGATGCTTCGTTATCAGTACGTGCTTGCTCAGACGACTTCGGCTCACGGCGACTACGCTAGGACAATTCGTAGTTGGCACAATCAAATAATTCTTCTTAAAGAGAATTTCAAAGAACTTGGCATTATTGTCGGTTCTGGTCTGATTCAGGCTATTAAGCCGTTCGTCATGGCTATGAACGCAGCTTTCAACGCCGTCCTGACCTTTTCTACGAACGTTCTCAATGCTCTCGGACAAATCTTCGGGTGGGAAGTAGAAACGTTCGCTAGGGGCAGTTCTCTTGATGATTTTGCTGATACCCTCGATGATGTATCGGGTGGTATCGGTGATGCAGCTAGTGGTGCTGACGATACGGCAAGCGGTCTTGACAAGGCTGATAAAGCCGCAAAAAAACTCAAGGCTACTGTTCTCGGATTTGATGAACTGAATATCCTCAACGGTGCAGATGAAGATTTGAACACTGCAAGCGGTACAGGCGCCGGCACTGGCTCTGGTGCTGGTGGTCTCGGTCCAGGTAGTGGTCTTGGTGACGGTGGCATTGGTGACATTGATTATGCCCTCAAAAAGACTGATTCCAAGTTCAAGTCCGCAATCGACAATCTTTATGATCTCGGCAAATATATCTCGGATTCACTTGCCAAAGTCCTTGATGATATTAATTGGAATAAGGTCTACAAAAAGGCTGAGAACTTTGGAATTGGTCTTGCTGATTTCCTTAACGGTCTTGTTCAGCCACATACGTTTGAGTCGCTTGGCAAAACAGTCGGAAACAGTATCAATACTGCCCTTAAAGCACTTGATACGTTCGGATATACTTTCGATTTTTATAATCTCGGAAGTTCTGTTGCTCTCGGTATTCAAACTGCACTTGAGTCAATCAACTTTGGCTGGCTTTCAAATACTGCGTGGGTATGGGGTCGTGGCATAGCAAGTTACATCAACGGTCTTGTAAACCCTGAGATGTTTGCTACTGTCGGTGACTCTATCGCACAGGCTCTTAATGCGGCTGTCATTGGTGCTATTGGTTTCAGTTCGAAACTTGACGGTGCTAATATCGGTAAGTCGTTCGGAGCGGCTGTAAACCATGCTCTTAGCGGAATCGAGTGGAGCAACGTACTCACAGAAGCTCATCTTCTTGCACAGGATATTTCCGAAGCAATCAACGCTTTCTGTACGCCTGAGAACTTTGCTGTCATCGGAACTACGGTAGGCAAGGGTATCAGCACGGCAATTAACTTTGCCCTTGAACTCGGTCAGGGAATTGACTTCGGTCAGTTGGCAGATAGCTTCAATTCGTTCATCGGTACGGCTCTTGAGAATATCAAGGCGGAAGATGTTTCCGAAACAATCAACACTTGGGTCTCAAATGCCAATGAGTTCCTTGACGGTGTTGACCTACAGCCTATTGTCGATTTCCTCTTTGATGTTCTTGCCGGAATTGATTGGGGACAGGTCGCAAGGCTCAAACTGAGATTGAATTTTGACCAGACCGCAACGAGTATTGTTGGTGGCGTTGCCGCCGCATTTATGGGTAATCCCATAAAGAGTATCTTGGGTTTGGGTGTTAGCGCACTTGGGGCGTTTGCTCAGTTGAAGATGCTCGGTTGGGCGGCTGGTCTTACAAGCGCAGGCACTACAGCAGGTTCGGCGGCTGTCGGCACTACATCTGGAACTACTGGTTTCTTGGGTGCTATCGGTGCCGGACTTTCAACTCTTGCTCCGTTCCTCGGTGGCATTGCGGCTGTCGTTCTTCCGGCTACTCTTGCTATCGCTGGCTATCTTGGAATGAATGACCCGAAGGTGCAAGCTGAGATTGAATCCGGCAAAAAGTATCTCAAACAGACCAGAGATGACGAATCCAAGAATTGGGAACTGCACTACAAGGGTCTGCATGATACGGCAGACCAGAAAACAAGCGAAACACAGAGAGTCATTGAGACTGCGAATGGAAACATTAAGACTTCTTATGATTCTCTTGGTCGTGAGATTGGCTACTCCGTAAACGGCGAGTATGGCCGTGCAATGGACGATATGCAGTCAATCGGTGAACGTGCCGCAGAGGGCATTAAAAACGCTTTTGAAGGTGTTACAGATTTCTTTAGCAGATTTGACTTCCCGACTTGGCACGTTGAATGGGAACAGCACGAAGAGGGAGGCTATGGCTTCTCACTTCCTAAGATTGTCCGCTATGCTTCTGGTGGTTTCCCGGATGCAGGTCTGTTCTTTGCTAACGAATACGGAAATCCTGAGATGATTGGTACGATTGGTCGCCGTCCTGCGGTTGCCAATAACGACCAGATTACTACGGCTATCCGTGGTGCTGTCGTTGACGGAATGATGCAGGTATTCATGGCTACTGGTGGCATGGGTGGCAACGGTGGTTCACCGACTGTCGAGGTCACTGTCAAAGCTGATTCCGAAACACTGTACAGAACGGTACGTAGGGGTGAGCAGAAATACAATCGCAGATACAGCGTGGTCGCACAGATGTAATAATTTTTCTTTCAGCGCATGTAGGTGTCAAAGCCTATGTGCGCTTTTCTTATATATTTGAGGTAATTGCCTATGTCGATGCTAGTTGTTGACGGAGTTTCAGTTAAAGAGCCGAGTAAGTTTCAGTGGTCGTTGCAGGACGTTTCCGCTCCTGATAGTGGTCGTACTGAGGATTCCGTAATGCACAAGAACAGGGTCGCTCAGAAGGTCAAACTTGAACTTCAATGGACAATGACGACTCCGCAAGAGACCTCGGATATTCTGCAAGCGTTTCAGCCAGAATATATCATGGTCACTTATCACGATCCGTTACTCAATGATTATCGGACTGCCGAATTTTACGTAGGAGACCGTTCTGCGCCTGTTAAATACTGGCTCGTGGATAAGAAATACTATGAGTCCGTGTCCTTTAACATTATCGAGAGGTGATAAACCATGCTCAATGTTTCAAGCGCATTTAAGACACAACTTGATAATGACAAAAGGAACTTCCTTTACAAGCTGACGGTTACGTTTGCAAATAACAACAGCATTATTGTTGAAAATGATGGTCTTTGGTCTGGCTCGGTAAAGTTCACAAAAGCGACTTCCGGCACAGGCTCGTTCGATGTTGGCGCATTTATCATCGGCAAGCTGAACTTCATCCTCAACAATATGTACGGTGCTTTCGATAACTACGATTTCACTTTGGCGACCGTTGACTTTGAGTTGGGTCTTGAAATTTCAAGCGGAACTCAGCAGTACATCCACATCGGTCGCTATGTCGCAGACGAAGTTGACTATGACGGTTATCTCATATCCTTTGAGTGCCTTGACTATGCCTACTACTTTGAACAGCCGTGGGCGACTACTCTTCTATTTCCGACTACTGCCGGGGCAATCATCCAAGAAGCGTGTACGAAGTGCGGAATCACTCTTGCTACTTCCTCTTGGGATGGATACAACATATCAGTCGATACTAAGCCGACTGACAAGAATCTGACATGGCTTGCTGCTATCGGATATGCGGCGCAAATGTGCGGTCAGTATGCCATTATGGATAATCTCGGACGCTTGGCTATCAAATGGTATGACATAGATAATCTCAGTCAGGTCACACTTGACGGTTCGATACTAGACTCTACGGATGCTAGAATCTTAGACCACGTTGACGATCCTATTATCGGCTCAATGGTCGGTGCGGCTGATGATGCATGGAACGGACTTCCGTCCGCTAAGAAGAATCTCTATGCACGTATCAATGACAACAGTCGTCCACCAAAAGTCTCACATTATCCGATACTCATTACTGGCGTAAAGTGTGTCATCGGAAGTGGCGACAATGAAGTTGAATATACGACTGGCGCTACAGAGTACATGGTAGATGTTTCAGGCAATCCGTTCATCACTTCAGCAAATGTCAGCACGGTCATCAATCGAATCGCTGAGAACATGGTAGGATTCTACTTCTACAGTTTCGATGCGTCTTATATCTCAAGACCGTACTATGAAGCAGGTGACTTGGCGTGGATTGAAGATTATCGGAATGGCCGTGTTTACTGCTCGTTCATTACAAACTTGAATTTCACTTCGGGGCAATACCAGGAGTCCTCTTGTGGTGCGGAGACTCCGGCTAAGAAACGTACCGCATCTTATACTCCGGCAATGAAGATTCTTGCCGAAGCAGGTAGGGCGACAAGGGCAAGTCTTGATACCTATGAAGCCGTTGCGAAGTCCATGACGGAATTGATCTCTCTTGGCTATGGCATGCACTTTTCCAAAGAGGTTCAGTCGGATGGTTCTGCTATTTACTATCTGCATGACGGTGCAACGCTCAACGAGTCCTCAAGCGTATGGAAACTGACTTCTAACGGTCTTGTCGTATCGCATGACCACGGAACTACTTGGGCTATTGACACGAACGGTAACGCTCTCTTCAACGTCATTACGGCAAGGGGTCTCAATGCTGATTGGATTAATGCCGGAAAGATTGAGATTAAGGATAATGGTGGGAACACGATTTTCCTTGCCGACATTACGAACAAGGTAGTCTCTATCGGTGGTCTTGACCGTGCTATCTCTATTGCAGATGCGGCTCTTAGCGCAGTCGAAGATAAGCTGTCGATAGTCCTGACGGATGACTATAAGACCATTGTCACAAATGCTGATGGCACTATAGCATCATTTCCTGAGTGCAAGACTTTCTATAGAGTCTACTTTAACGGAACTGATGTGACCGAGAGCAACGATGTTCAGCTACAAATGTTTCTCAAGACAGGGGTTCAGTACGCTTATGATTACGGGCCATTGTACTACTTGCAGATAACAGGACTTCCGAACATGGACTCTGGCTTTCTTGCTATACGAGCAACGTACAAAGGTCTTGTCGCAGAAAAGCGGTACTATGTCTACAAGCGTAAAGTCGGCGGCTCTACTAACTATGGACTTGATGTAACCCCGATAAAGTCTGTCATCGGAAGCGAACGCACATACTCTCCAAACACTATTACTGCTGATGCGTATTCAACAACAGATAACGGAGCGACAAAGACCTCGTGCGCTGACTTGGATATAGTAGTCGATGTTTGTGTCGGTGACGATACATGGTACGAGGAACTTGTATCGGTTGAAGAAGGTAGTGAACTTAATGTTCAAATTGAACGAACAAGTGATTTAGTTCCAAGCGTGGAATTGTCGTCACCGTATGATGTTATAAAAGTTCCGGTTAATGCTAGGGCGATTCGTTTTAGGCTCGTAAATGGGTCTGGGGTTTTTGACCAACAGGAAGTTGTTCTGCTTACAGCAAGCGTAGTTGTAGAAGCGGCAACTAAGGCAGAAGATAACATCCTCAATAACGGCACGAGTTCTCAGGCTAAAATCTTTAATGCGTTGACCAACAATATGCAGAATCAGGGTATTTACCTTGAGAACGGCAGACTGTATCTCAATGCTTCATATATCGGTTCTGGCGCAATTCAAATCGGTACGTGGAGCAATGATGAAGTTCCTGTTTTTACGGAGACATTCTACGCAAATTCCGCTGATGGTACGGTTAGAATCAATGCCAACTCCCTCAAGATTCAAGGAACAAATGTCGTAGATGCGGCGGCAACTCAAGCGGAAGATTCCATTCTTAATGACGTTGATTCGCAGGACAAGATTTTCAACGCACTGACTAATGGTGGAGCAAATCAGGGCATTTACCTTGAGAACGGCAAGCTGTATATCAATTCGTCCTATATCAAAACCGGAACGCTTGTGGTCGGTGGCGCAAATAATATCAACGGAACTATCCGTGTCAACAATGCAAGCGGAACTCTTATCGGTGGCATTAACAACACAGAGATTTATCACAAGCACACGAACAACGATAAAGTCTCCATGAACTCTGGTGGATTGTATTTCTATCGGAATACATCTACGGAAATTGGCAGTATCAATAAGTATGTGAGTGGCAATGAATACTTTTTGCAGATATATGGACAGGACTCGGTGGATATAACTTCCAAAGGGGAAGTTGTGATTAGAACTGAAGATTCAAACAACGTATATCCCGGAATCACGGTCAAAAAGTCCACTACTGCCCCCGTTGAAATTTCCAACGGAGCAAACGAATATTGGGTTGAACTGCCTACGTCTATAGATGTGGACGGAAAAGTTGTGAGTTATGCGTCCGTAAGGCTTGTCGGTGGAATCATCTATAACAGATAACGAATGGCGTGAAATAATATGCAGATAGACATTGTAAGAAATCAAATCGGTGGCATGGTCAATAACTTTCTGGCGCAAGAAGCCGTGACACCAAAAGAGATGCGATATATCCTCAAGGCTATTTTAGGCGAAGTCGCTGAAATGGAACTGACGCAAAATTACATTGAAAAGGCGCAGAAACAGAAACAAGAGATGGCGCAAGAATCAGATAATGAAGGATAATTATTATGG